TCGGCGGCCTCAAGAGGCAGCGATTTGATGTACTTAATTTGCTCGGCGACGATGGATTTCATCACCTGGCCTACCGGGGCACGGTCGACCATATTGCGCAGCTCTGCGCTGATGTTCCGGCTGTGCTGACGCCATTGCTTTTCATTCTGGCGCGCTATGTCTGCGGTGAAGTTCTCAGCAACTTTCGTCGCCCAGGGGGTGATGATTTCGCTGTAGCGCTCCAGCGCATCCATGATCTCGGTGACGCTATCGTTTGAACCATCGTAGCGCCCATTTACGATATCCCCGACCGCCCGCGCTATCTGCCGTAGGCTCGTTCGATATCGGATCTCCGCCTGGCGGCTCTGGCGGTTTGTCGCCAAGTTCGCCAATGCCTGGCGGCGCTTCGTCTTCGGCATTCTCGATATCCTCGTCGGTAATGGATGCCCCGATGCCAGTGACGTCAGAGTTTTCGCGCAGGTCGGTCATTGCCGCTTTACGCGTCATCAATCCGTCGCCCAGCGCGGTGCTGATCGCGGTGGTGGTGTTTACGGCCACCGTTGAGCGGTCAACGTCAGACATTTGCCATAGCGGGTTAAACTCAAACGTGAAATCGTCTGGCAGCGGTTTACCGAGTTCCGAGCGGTGCATAATGTCCAGTATCCGGCGCATCGGCAGCCGTAAGCGGCGCTCCTGCAATGAGCTCACCCGGTCGTAATAGTTGGCGAGGTCGGCGTCACCAGTAGAGAAGCCTTTCGGGGACTGACCGAACAGGCGCACCAGCGGTATGCCAACGGCACCGCTGATCTGCTCAGCGAACTGCGAAAGAATGTCATCCAGACCGCTGAAGCTGTACTGGTGGGTTTCGAAAGTATCTTCGGAATCCATCAGCGTCATGCCTTCATTGCTCTGGAACTGGCGGATCAGATCGATGTTCTTCAGCAGCGCTTCGAACGCGGGGCCACCAAGCGCAATAAGCTCACGGAGTTTTTTCACTTTGTAGGTACGCAAATGCGCTTTGTAGACCAGCTGCGCCGCGCCGACAGTTGCGCTGTCGAACGCAGTAAGCCGATCCCAGATACGCTCTACAACCGACATTCCCCATTCGTTTTCGGTCATCTTCTGCTGGAATGGTAGCGTCACCCCGTCGAAGCGAATCAGGCGGCTGTGATGGATGCGCCAGGCCGGAATGCCCGTTGCGGTGGTCACCACGTCGTAAAACTCAGGCTTACCGAGATCCGGCCCCATCTCTTTAATGCGGCGGGTCAGCACCGGGTTAATCATCCAGCGGTCGAGCGGGAGAATGCCCTTAAACTTGCCTTCTCCAATGGTTTCGAGCCTCAGAGGGGTCATTGGTGCCTGCCCCTCGATCATGATGAAGCCGACCGCGCCGCCGTAGAGGCGCGACCATTTCAGCACGTCGTTCAGCGCATCCCAGATCTGCAACTCATCCAGTTGAGCTTCGAGGGTGCCACGGTCTTTGGCGTCAATCTCCGAGGTGATGCGAATGCCTTTCCGGGTCATATCGTCCGGGATAGCGTCGACCGCTTCGCCGATGATCCATGACGAACGATAGGACCATTCCACCAGCATGCGGTTGCGGCTGGTGAAGTTCGCCCGGTAGGTTGACGCTGAGTGCTGGTTAGGCGTCTGCATCCCCACGCGGGCGACAAAGTTCTCGTAGCCGTCAGCGGTGGCCTGCGCCGTTCGCTGAGAGGCTTGTTTGTTTCGTGCCATCAGGCCTGTCTCCCTAGCAGCTCCCAGATGTTCAGGGCTGAATTCATTGGCGCGTAGCTGATCATCACCGAGTCGGCGAGGTTCGGCGACTTGGTGCCGTCAGGCTGTTTATCAACAACGATTTTCCCCACGCCGTTAATGGAGTAGGTCGGCTGCGACAGCTCGATGATGAGTTTGTCTTTGCTCGCCATGGCGCTGCTGATTGAGATGATTTCGTCCGGGTTGTAGGCCATCTTCTCTTCCACGGCGCGATAGGTGTTCTGGAAAAGCTTGCGTAAGCGCCACCAGCTCTGGGCCTTAGCGTTAGCGAAGAAGTCCTTGTTCAGGCGCGCGGCCTGTCCGTTGTCGCCGCGCACCGCTTCATCGTCCGGATCAAACACCGCGCCGCTACCGCGAAACGGTGTGGCGAGTATTGACGGTCGGCGCGCAGCATTACGCAGTTCGTTGATGGCGCGCGCATCGCCGCGAACGCCAGCGCCCAGGCCGTCTTCATCGAAGCGAAACTCTTCGAGATTGTCCTGTTCGCAGAAGCCGAATACCTTCTCAACGGACTGGTAAATGTCGCTGCCCACGCCGGACCATTCCCGCACGTTCTCCAGGAGGAAGCCGTGGCGAGTCGAAAAGGCGTTTTTGTCCCGGCCTTCGTCGGCGACGTCCATCGCGCCCAGTCGCTTGCCCGTTGGCTGGATGCCCAGCTTGATATGCGCGTCGACGGCAGCCTGTACCCAGTCGGACGGGATCAGGACGCCTTCCGCTGATGCGCTGTAGTTCAGGTCAAGTTCCTGTGCCACCACTACCGGATTATCGATTTTCTCGCATTCCCTGCGATACCACTCTTCATCCTTGCGGGGGTCATTTCGCCAGTGGAATGTGAATACCGGTATCTTCCCGCCGTGACGCTTCTGCGCGAACGGGTTCGCCATGCCGTTAACCGAACTCAGGTCGATACGGCAGCGGGTGGTTTGCGACAGCGCCGCGTCGATCAGCAGAGGACGCTGGAGGAATGCAGCCTCATCCACCAGGTAGAGCGTGGTACGGTCACCACGTCCGATATTGTCGCCAGCCTCGCCTTTGATGACCGCGCCAGTCTCGGGAAACTCAACGCGCATATACGGCGCGTGCTTCTTCTCGTCCCACGAACCGCGAAACTCGACGGGCAGCGTTTCCACGAATTTGCGCGCCTTCCAGAACAGCGCCTTCGGGTCACCGGTACTGTCGACGTATTCCTCTTTACGGGAGCCGAAGCCGATGACCATTTCTTTGTTGAAGAGGCAGAGCGAGCAGGCCAGCCCGATCGCCGTCCAGCTGAGCCCCATTTCTCGGCTCTTTTCGGTGATGCCGTTCTCCAGATTTTCGCGCCGCTCCATGATCCAGTGAATCCACTCTTCCTGTTTCGGGAACAGCAGAAAGGGGATGGTGACCGGCAGGCCATAATCGATGTTACGCGGGTCTGTCGTCATGCCCCAGTCGATAATGAACTGGGCCGGGTTGGTGCGGTAAAACTGCTTAAGCGCCGGCAGCATTTCGGGGTTCTGGCGAATGCGCTGTAAGCGCTCCATCCGCCATTCAAAAACCATCTGGTAATCAGGGTTCCTGAAATCGAATTCAAACGGGAGAGGCATGATCACCCCATCATCTTGCGGTAAAGCTCTGCGGCCTGATCAGCGGTGAGATTGGTCGTCTCGGTCTTGATCGGGCCGCCATCCTTGCCAGTGCTTTCAACCTTCAGCTTATTGGTGTAAGCGTCGCCAACCTCTTTCGCGGCCTGTTCAATCAGCTGCGCCGTCAGGGAGAAGTTTTTCATCCCCTCGGTTTTGGTTGCCATGCGGTCAAGCACGCGGAGGCGATAGGATTTGTTAGCGATCGGAATATCACTGGTTTCGGTCAGGAATCGTTCGCGCGTAGCGTGGAACATCTCGATCCACTTTTTGGCGAGCGTCTTACCGCTGGCCTTCGTGGGATCGTGAGATTCAGCCTGCTGGCGGGTGATCTTGATCCCGAATTCTTTTTGGACAGCCTCGACCACCTGCGATGGCGTGTCATAGCACGCAAGCGACTGAATGATGAAGGCTTTCACATCAGGTTTTAATGCAGCCATAAATCACCATTCGTCTTATACAGTCCAGTATTTAAGCCAGTCGCAGCATGCACGTCCCGCACGCTCTGGCAATATCGAGATGAGCAACCTCCGCTGGCTGATTCGCCGCATCAATCATTTCCTGCACGTCCCGGCTTGCACCGTAACGGCGAACCACGCCCACAAACTCTTCCACGTCATGGCCGCGCAGCTTCAGCTTTGGCTGCCCTTCCTGCGTGAACTTCGGCGCGCCAAATTCATCTGTCGCCTGGCAGATGTGATAAAGCTCGTGCTCTATCAGCGCGCAGAATTCCAGATCGGAACATTGCGAACAGTAATCGGCGGCCAGCGTGATGATGAACTGCGGCACCCTGCCGAACCATTCATACATCTGCTGCTCCATCCGCGCTTTCTGCCAGCCTCCGGCACGCATTGCCACTTCTTCCGCCTGCCCAAGAACGGAACGCCCTTTCTTCTCGAAAGCGTTCGACGCCCAGAGAAAGCACAGATCCGCTTCAAGCAAATGCTGGTGGTCAGGGTTGTATAGGTCACCCTCATCGCTCAGGATGTGCTGATTCAGCCACTCGCCAACGTCACTGGCGGGCATTATGCTGATGTAAGGCTTCGGGTCAGGTGGCATCGTAAAATGCGCTGGTGGGTGTGGTCTGTTCATGAATAATCCCAGTGCTCCATTATCGAAGCCCCTCAGTGAAGGGCTTCTGTAATGTCAGTCCCGGACGAACGTAACCTTTGTGGTTATCATTCGCCGTACAAGGCGCGTCGCTTCGCGTTGCATTTCATCAATTACTTTTGGCGTCAGCGGCTGACGCGCATATTTGCGCTCAATCTCTGCAAAAATCCCGTTCAGCGCCTCGCTGGCTGGTGGGATAACTTCAACGTTTAATCGTGCCATCGGTTTGTCCTGCCCTGTTGTTCTCGAAAGTCCTGATATCAGCCTTATCCCTGTTGCACTGTGCCAGCGCTGACAGCAACGCGACATTCAGGTTAAGACTTGCTCCCCACGTAAACGGGTCGGGTAAATCTGGCTGGGGTGTTTCAGCCGTCAGGCTGGTTGGTAACGGAACTACCGGAACCGGCACGTAGACCGTTCGCGTATTCGTGCATCCGCTTAACTGCGCCAGCAGGCACAACACGAACAGCACAATCATCATCCGCAACAGCAGCTTTGATATCGTTCTCGGCTCTCTGTGACTCCAGTGCGATCTGCTGCTTGGCATGTTGGTTTGTCTCCAGAATGATGTTCGTTATTGCTACGGTGCGCAGGACATTCGCGGTGATGGTCTCAGAGGAATCAGCACGCTGTTCTGCATCGTCAGCGCGACGCTGTTCCTCCAAAAATTTTCCATGGTAGTGATCCGCTGACCAGACAAGACCGCCTGCAATACAGGCGATAAACGTCACTATGAGCACCCAATAACTCATTTTCATACCAGCAGCGCCGCCCGCGCTTTGTTGTAGCGGATCTTGCGGTCATCAATGCCATTCAGGCCGCCGTTAATGATGCGAGTAACACGAGTAATATCGGCACCGTAGGCCATGCACCCTTTGGATGTGTAGAACCAGGCGGCAGAGCGTGCTGCCTGAAGTTCCTGTTCGAGCTGTTCAGGTGAAGTAACGAGGTCTAACTTCAGCGCCGCCCCGCAGGTGCGATAATTGTCGAGGCCAGTGATTTGAATTAACCCTCTGCCGCGATATTTCCAGCCGTCGCCGGGCGCTTTGTTACCCAGGCGGTTGCTATACACCAGATTGGCGATAGCATCCTGGCGGGCTGCGTGTTCGGTTGTTCTGCCAAGCGCATCAGCCTGCTGCTGTGTGATCCTCTTTCCGAAGGTCGCCACCAGCGCAGATGGTGTGTAGTTCAAATTTTCAACTACAGCGCTAAAGCCGCCTGACTCATGACCTACCTGAGCGATGAACATGGCCTGATCCGCAGGTGCTGTAATGCCAAATTCTTTCATCGCCGCATCTACTGGCTGAAACCAGCGCGCAGCCAACCCGGCGCTGATACCAGCCGCCATTTGAAATTGAGATTGATTCATTTATTTTCCTCAGTGCTGCCGACTCCGGCGCGTCTGGCAACGATAGCGAGCGCCATGTCACGCAGTCTGTCCGCTCCAACAAACCCGACGAGCGCACCAACGAATGCCCCTGAATTAGCAGGCAGCCCCAGGTATTCCAGCAATGCGGAAACAGCCAGCGCGAATATGCCGCAGATTAGCGCGCCAGTGGCGGTGTAGAGTTTCGGCTTCCCTGCGCGTATGTCGATAAGCGCGGAGATGCCCAGAGCGCATAACCCGGCGTAAACTGACGGCAGATATAGCGCGATCCATTTCATGGTTTGTTCAAAAATCCCGTGAGAGCTATTCATAGGTTCACCTCGCCTGTTTGCGGGTGCTGTGTGCGAAACTGGAATAAACCCAAATGCAATGGGCTAAGAGGGAACTAAACGCGGCGGAAAGCGTACGAAGCGACGCCCTTACGCCCTAACTGGCATTCGATGGTGTTCTGTTCAGCGCATTCGAAGCCCTGCTCAGCAAACCAGCGCTTAATACCGTCGTCAGTGAAATACCAGATGTGCTCGTTCTTCCTGAAATGGTGCGAGCGAAGAATGTCTCCGGCATCGGTAAAAATGGGGATCGACACGAAAACAAACTCTGTAGCCTGCTGTACCGCCAGTTCCGGCTCGTCGATGTGCTCCAGTACATCCCACATCGTCAGCGCGCGCCACTGACTGGCGTAGAGGTCAGCGAATGCGCCCCGCTCGTTCAGCCAGTCGATACCAGCCGGATTAACGTCATACCCAAGCGTTCCCGGTCGGGTAGAGACGAACTGACCGGCACCGATACCAACGTCGAGAACAGGACCGTGAAAATGGCGCGCCACCAGCTCAATACGGGATTGCGTTAAAGCTCTGCCCGTTTCGGTGTCGGCCAGCTGCTGATACTTCGCGAAATACTGCTCGTCATACGGGCGTGACGCCGGAACCGGATAACGACCGATGCCCAGCTCCGGGAGGAATACCAGCCCGCTGTTCAGTTCCTGATAAAACGACTTCATTCAGCCAGGCCTCGAATTTTGAATCAAAGTTGGAGATGCGTTTGTCGCAATGGTGATCCCACGCTTCGCAGCGACAATAATTGTCCGGGATAGCCCATCCAACGCGGGATAAATCCATCGCCGGATCGGTGACTATCTCGGGGGCGTTATGCCCACCGCGCCCACCAGCGGCAACATAAACAGGTGTTTTGTACGCAATGGCAGCGGGCAGAGCCCAGCCAACAGGGGTAACCACGACAGCGGCATGCTCTACCAGGCGCATCAGCTCTTTGATATTGAGCTCGCCAGCGTGCATTTTCAGATCCGCCTCTGGTTCTTCACCCACCAGCCACTCTTCCCCGTCCTGCAAATCAGCAACGCTAATCACGCAGAAATGTTTCCGCAGGATTCGTGATGCGCGCAGGAGGTAATCGGGATCAGGGTTTCGGGAGTCGCTACGCCATTCAGAACGAACCGTTGCCGGACGAATAACGGCGATCGGCTTTTGGTGCGTAAACTGCGCCGGGCCAAAGGATGGCAAATCAAGCGCTGCCGGCGTAACGCCAAACTGGCGGCGCATCGCATCAAATATCGAACCGCGCCGCAGGTCATCCGGGCCGTAAAAGATTCGCTTCGTCTGTCGTGGCGATGGCGGCGGATAAAACTTTGCGGAGCTGCGAAACTCATTTTTACGCTGCGTTCTTAGCGTGGTATCACTTCGGACAGCTTTCACTGGCAGATCTTCGAAAAGTTCCGGCCATGCTGTCTTAATAAATGTCCCGGCTGGCAGCTGTTTGACGAAAGCGCGCTGGTAAATGGTGTCTCCCATTCCCAGCATGCCATCGATGTAAATCGGAGGATTCAACATGTAACCTCGCTGATCGCCGCTTCAAGAGGTAAGCGACGAAAGCAATTAAGCGCCGTCTGGCGGCTGCTATTGATGATTTGGACGCTTCCACGCAGCTGCGCCGCAACCCGGGCAAACTCGCCATGCCAGCGCTTTACGTTCGCCGCTGTCGGGTTATCGAGGGCTGTATGATCGCCGTGCCAGTGGCTGCCGTTCGAGATTGAGCAATCGAAGCCCAGCAGAATGATGCGCTTTGCGCCCAGCCAGTGAGCGAACAGGATCGCTCTCTGTCCCGAATTGAATGTGCCGCTAGTATCTGTCGGGAAGAGGTTCACGCCGTATCGGGTGTGTGCTCTCCGGTTACATGACCAGCGTTCGGGGCCATCAGGCAGCGCGGGAATGTTCACATCCCACCAGCGCAGATCGCCAGCGTAAATGTGGGTGCATTCCAGTATGGCTCGCCATGATGAATTAACCGCTATCACAGGAAACCCTGAGCGCGCAGCTATTTGACAGTCAGCGGGAGTAAGGGACGGACCAGAAGCGCAGATGATCGCCGTGTGCATACGTTATTCACCCGGTGGCATTGAGCCAATAAAAAAGCCCCTGCATTTCTGCAAGGGCTTAAATGTGGTTCCCACCGCTCCGCGCAAGGCATCTCCGCTGGTGGGTAAGCTCTTTCGCCTTTGACGTCCGAGCATATCTGAATTATGCAGTTTCAAAACTCGTTTTCAAGTCTTTTTCGCAAGTTTTTGCATTTTCGAAGCCTAATTCATCTTTTAACGTGAAGAAGACAGCAGAGTTGAACAACTCAATACACCAGCGCACACGGTCAATACATTGCTTTTCGGTCAGAAACGGCGCGTAGTAGTACTGCATCCATCGAGCCATGTCATTGATGGTTTTCCGCCAGGTGTAATAGTCCTTCCCTATCTCATACACTGGATTTCCCGGCTTGAAGGACTTCAGGATGATAGCCTCCATGAATGCAGCTTCCTCCTGATCCCCGGCGTTGCCAATCAGGTCAGAAAGTGATTTCTTCGGCCAGATGATGGCTTTCGCCTGCTCAAACAACACATCGCCGGTATAGCCAATTTTACGCAGACCAGACAGCACGGTAGCGATCCGCTCCTGCTGCTCGCCAGTCCAGCCGGTCAATATCATTGACCACATACCACCGCCACCAGAGAGGTGCTCTGTTCCGCTGCCCCCGTACATGCCGCCCCAGTGGTTCAGCAACGAACGAACCCAACGGCTTTGCGATGGTGTCAGTCGGCGGTATTTCCCCAGGTAAGATCTGCGTGGTGCTGCTGCCAGCGCAACCCAGGCGTTTTGCGGGTTGGTACGCTCAACAGACGCTTTCTGGTAATTATTAATGTCGTTGCGTGTCATTCTGCATTCTCCTGGATAATGATCTGACCTGTCTCTCCCCACCGCTTAGTTACCCTGCCGTCCCATATCCGACAGTCATCATCGAATATCGCATCCAGTAACGCTTTCTCCAGATTGTCCTTATCCGGCTTGGTCTGATGTGGCTGGCCGTCATGCTGCTGACGCTTCTTCTTGCTCCAGCTTTTCGGCATGGGCAAAACGAATGTTATGTGGTAACCGGATTCCGGGAGGGTTATACCGAGACGGCGCACCTGAGCTTTAAAGAACCAGTAAGCGGAGGTTTCCGGCCTGCTGCGCCAGCGATCGCTTCTGGTCATGCGGGGCTTGCTGATCGGGTTGATATCGTAAATTTTCATGCGGGCACCACCAGCCCAAGGCGGGTGATCTGGATAACGGTCAAAACGATGGCGCGGTCCATCAGCTGACGGCGTTCGTCGCGCGATAGCTTGCTCCCGTTGTCGATGCTGTCATGGCAGCAAACGCAGATCGCCGCTGTGGCGCAATCATCGGCTTTCAGGCCCATGCCTTTGCCTTCATTGCGATGAGCTACCTGCGTACCCCACGAACCGCATAACACGCACTGTTCGATCTGCCCGACAGCAGCGAGCCATTTTTTGCTGCGATAGGTTTTCTGACTGGGATTATTTCGCATTGCTGTCCCCCCAACGCTTTGCCCACTCGATTTCATTGCGGGATTGTTCGCTGAAGGTGACACCCTGCTGGGTGCCGAACCAGTAAATCGTCTCAATGACTTCAACCATCTGGGGAATGGTCATTTTGCTGGTGCGCTGGCCGAACATCACGACGCCGCCATCAAGCCCGGGGGCCATTCGCTGTTCCTGCTTTTTGGTCTTCGCCACCAGCGCGGTGATGAGGTCTTTCCAGTCGTCGGAATCGTATTTATTGCCGAACCAGAGAACCTGGTCGGAAAGGTCTTTCAGGAGCGGCCACATCTTGCGGTTTTGAATGGCGGTGCGCGTTGATTCTTTCACGTCGAGAATCAGCGGGCGCTTGCTGTCGACCGGTAACTGACGAATGTAGTTGATAGCGTTCTGCTTAACGCTTTCGTTAACGAGGTGGAATTGTTGGCTCACGCGTCACCCCCGAAGAGGTTAAGCGACAGATACGACAAATCGCTGACGTCGGATAACGTCAGGCGATTGTGTTTATGCTGGTGGTGCTGCGCCATGGTGTTCTCCGTGGCGCGAATGTCCGGGTGTCAGTTGTTCAGGCTGACAGGAATATTATGGCTGGGCATTGTGCCAAAAGCAATTTGTCAGCAAAGAAAAAAGCCTCCGAAGAGGCTTGTATGTTATTGATTACATTGTGACATGTCACATTGCTAATTTGGTTTCATGCCAGCCACGCGTAACCCAGCATTGCGAATCACCGTCACACGGACACGACTTAACCGGTAGCGCATCGCCGCATTTACCGCAGCGGTTCGCGCTGATTGATTTGATGCGACCACGAACGCGGGCATCATCCTGGCGGATCAGCATTGCGACGTATTCGCTCATTTCATACGGAGCTCGCCCCGGGCGGCGTGATGCACAATTGCGCTCCAGCATCTCCAGTTCCTGCGTATCAAGCATGAGCTCAAATTTTCGCCCACCAGCAGCAGCTTGCCGGGCGCGCTGCGCAGCTTTGCGTTCGGCGGCGGATTTAGCCATCAGTATTCTCCCCAGCTATATTCTGACGCGATAGGCCCTGGTTGATTGGCTGCGATGAATGTATCGCTTTCTGGTAGTTTCTCGACCTTACAGCGATATCCCTCGGAAATGATCCCGGCCTCGCGAAGACCAGCAAGACACATGCGCGCCGTTTCTTCTGCGAGCTGAATCTTGCTAATCTGGTGAGTTTTGCGGCGAACAAATGCCTGCAACGCCTCTTCTTTGGTGTAATGGTAACTGGAGCGATCTGCACCTTTTAGGCAGCGTTTAACATGATATTTCTGGTTTGCCGTCTGCCCACCGCTCCGGTATTTAACAAGCTGCTCGTTGGTCATGTACGGCATATCTTCGACGTGCCAGAAGGTCTTCTCTGTCTCGCGGATGATTACGCGCTTCCACAAAGTAACGATCGGGCGGCCTTCGCTGTCGTTCCCGTCGTAATAGCGATAGCAGTATTTTTTGCCCTCGGTGATTCTGTTCATGCCGCACGCTCCATTTCATTCAGGCCATCTCGAACCGCGTTAACGATACGTTCGAGGTATTGGTACTCGTGATTTGGAACAGTGGGCCAACCTGCATAACCCGGATCATCTCCGAATAGGTTTAGCAAATTCCCGCCAAGCTGAAAATCGCAGCAGTTAGCTTTTACGTCGTCAGCATTTTCAGCCTCATCCCACATAATGCGGGCTTCGTCGTAGCTTATCTCCAACTGGCGGCGGAGTTTGATAATTTCTGTCTTCACGAAAAGAAGATTCGCATCGTTATCGTCATCAACGGTGCTGCGAAGTTGAGGGGAAAGACACCCAATCAGATAGTCATTGCTAACCCGCTTAATGAAATCCTGAACGGTTCCACCGCCCATCGAACCCCATCCGGCATTCCACGACTTACCGAAGCAGGTGATGGTGATTAACCCTCTACCAGGCTCGATGTTTTCAATCATCACGCGAACAGGGTCGAGGCGATCAGCTCCAGTTACGATGAAAGACAAAACATTAATTTTATCGACGGTGATACTCATTGTGCTGCTCCTTCTCTCCAATCAAGCGGGTAAACTTCATCAAGAAATCGACAGTTTGTTGCCTTTCCCCCGAGTGATTTCACACGGATATTCACGATGAAGAGCCCAGAGCGACGATCCGCTTCAATCGCCGATTTTTTCACTTCATATCCAGTCACTTCATGTTCACACATGCCATATGAAGCCAGGTTGATAAGCACATGGGAACCAATGGGCGGGAGGTCTTTACCATCCCAAATAGTTTTTACGCCCACTACTCACCTCCCTGAACCTGGAGACTGGTATCAGAGGTAACGCGACCAGCTTCGATACGCTTATGGCGCTCCCAAAACCACTGGTGAAGTTCCATCAACTCTTTGTCGAGGGGCGCATATTCGCGGTCGAAATAGGCCTGAGCGTCTTTCTCGTCCTCGCTGGGTAATTCGCCGGGACCAAGCAGGGTGTTAAAAATCCATGCCATCCCGTTCTTGGCGTCGCCGGTGGTGCGCCAGTCGATAATCGCCGCTTGCATCACAAGCAGGTTCTTACCGAACATCCGATCAAGCTCTTTGAAACGATTGCGAATGTATTCGTTCTCGTCTTTCAGTTCGGTGTTCTGCTTCTCTGCATCAGCCAACACATCCGCGCGAGCACGCTGTACATCCAGCTGCGTAGCCAGTTCACGCACCAGCGCGGCGGACTCAGCGCAATGCAGTTCTTTCGCCAGCGCATGACCGGCAGCAACGAGTTCTTTGGTTTTGTTGGTCATACCGCTCCCCCTTTTACGAAAATAACCCAGTGCGTTTTGTCGGCTTTGCCAGTGCGTTGCCAGATGGCTGGCTTCTCGTCTGTGAGTTCCAGTATCTGGCGAACCGGTATCTGGGTTTCGTTCCACTTGAAGATGAGTACGCCGTGTGGCCGCAATACGCGAAACGCCTCATAGAACCCGGCGCGCAAGTCATCACGCCACGTTGCACGGTTTAGTTTTCCGTACTTTTTGCCCATCCAGGCATTTTCACCGACGCGCTCAAGATGCGGCGGATCAAATACCACCACAGGGAAGGAAGCATTAGAGAACGGCAGCGCGCGGAAATCGGCGATGACGTCCGGGCTAATAACGAGACTGCGACCGTCGCAAAGGGTGTGCTGTTCGGCGCGAATGTCGCTGAATACAGCTCGCTCGTCCTGCTTATCGAACCAAAACATGCGAGATCCGCAGCACATATCAAGAATGGTTTGTTCGGTCATGCCACGTTCTCCTGATGAATGATTTCCAGTTCCAGCTTTTGAGCCAGAGCATATTCCGCTTTTGCGCCTGCTGAGTTCTGCCAGCCGGACAGCAGGAAAATGCCGTCAGCACAGCGGAGCATCGCGAGACAAATATCCATGTACTCTGGCTGGCTCAGGCCATCGGGAAGCGTCGCGGGGTTTAACACCACATGCCCTTCCGACGACAGGCGCATCGCCTCGAAATGGAACGCTGGACGGTTAAATTTCGGGATGCCGGTCATTGGCCCAGCAATGTAAATTTTCATCAAAATTCCCTCTTTTTGTTGGGTCTGGCATCATTCGCGCGGCGTTTCTGCTCAGCAACTGCCTGGTCACAGTCGTAGATCGCACCGTTGCGCTGGTCGCAATACACAACTCCGGTCGGGCCGTGTCGGTTCAGGCGCAACAGCAATTCGGTAGCCGCCTGATCTGCGTTTTCGTCGTATGCGCCTTCGCGGTAGATGCCGATCCAGTAATCGCAATCCTGCTCAATCTGCCCGGTATCGCGGGAATCACTCGGCATCGGGCGTTTGTTTGTGCGCTTCTCCAGATCGCGGTTCAACTGGGTAAGCAACACCACGATGCAGTTCAGTTCCTTCGCCAGGTTCTTCAGTCCCTTCGTGATAATCCCGTAGGCCAGATCGTTACGGTCAGCCTTGTCGGCGGTCATCAGGGTCAGGTAGTCCACCAGCACCATACCGACAGCGCCGCGTTCTCGTTTGATGCGACGTGACTCTGCGACGATGTGCGCCAGCGTGATCCCGGGCGTGTCGTCGACGTACAGATTCCCGGTCTGGGCCAGACGTCCACCAGCAGCAAAAGCCATTGCCACCTGCGCGTCGTCGTACCGATCGCCATAAAACACGTCGGTATTCACGCGGCTGACCTGCCCGATCATGCGCTCCACAATCTGCTTATCCGGCATTTCGAGGCTGAACATCAGCGCGGGGAGCTGTTCAACTTCGGCACAGTTGACGGCCAGCTGGCTATACAGCGTGGTTTTACCCATCTTTGGACGTGCTCCGATCACCATCAGAGCGCCTTTAACCAGCCCTTTCGGTTGCAGCAGGTCATCCAGCGAGCCGATCCCCGTCGACAGTCCGCGCGTTGCGTCTGAGTCGCTCCAGCGCGCTTCCACCTCGTCCACCCAGTCGCCCATAACTTCAGAAAACTCGCGGAGCCCTCGGCGGTTACCGGTTTTCGCGTAGTCAGCGATATCGGTGAACAGGGTCTGAATAGCGTCAAACTTCTGGCTGGTGGTCATCCCGTTGCGGGAGAACAGCAGTTCGGTGGCGCTGGTCAGCTTGTCTATGCCGTAGCGCTCCATGGCTTTCTCGCGCACCAGCATTGCGTAGTGAACGATGTTCGCCGCGCTGGGGGTGTTTTTGGATATTTCGGCCATGTAGGCAAAGCCGCCAGCCTGTTCGCCAAGGCCTTTGGACTCCAGCGACTCAATCAGGGTGATCAGGTCGATGGGCTTCTGGCTGGCTACCAGCTCCCGCATCTCGGCGAAAATCACCTGATGGGGGCGGATGTAGAACGATTCTGGTTTGAGCATAGACATGGCGGTCTGGCAGCGATCACTACCGCTATCCAGCATCATGCCGCCCAGCACACTTTGTTCCGCTTCGATGTTCTGCGGGATCATGTTCATGTCAGTCATAGCGCCTTCTCCCTGGTTTTCAGCAGGGTGTCAGAGCGCAGCAGATAATCAAAACTGGCTCGCCAGCCCCGGTCGTTCTCCCCGAAATAAAACTTTGGCGCTCGCTCGGCGAACGCGGCGAAGTAATTCTCCACAGCCTCGACGGTTGGCTCTTTCAGTTCGGTCAGCAGGCGTTTGATAGCACGGCGGCGTTTGTCGTTTAGTGCCTCTGCCTGGGGAAGGCGGTCTCCCAGGGTGGTGTTGTATGCAGAAAGCACCGCCTGGTAGTCGATCGGGGTTTTCTTTGAGACAGGTTTTTCTTCCTGCCCGACACACTCCCCCTCTGGGGGTTGGGGGGTATTTATATTGTCTTTGGTAAGACTGTTTAGGGTGTCGGGTGATTTTGCCCAATTCAAAACCTCTTTTCGCCCAACATTTTGGGTACTTTCGCCCAACCTTTTGGGTGATTTTTTGGGGGTCTTGTTGAGAACCCATTTATCAATGCTTACGTTAACGCTTACCAGCTTGAACCCACCCACTTTACGCAGATTAATAATCCTGCGTTCTGCCAGAACATTCAGGGCAGCCGCTACATCCGAATCATCCAGGCCAGTCACATCAGCCAGATATGTATTTGTTACCTTGTCCTCTGACTTGTTCCAGCCAAAGGTGCAGTAGATAACGGCATCCAGAACCTGATGTTCTCGGCCTGCAAGTTTCAGTTTTGGCTTAAGCTTCCCGATGCTGGTAGCAATACGCATGTACCCGTCATCAAGACTTGCCACTTTACTCTCCAATACCTCACGCTGAGGCAGGTAGTCTGCTAACTTAACGACGCCCATTTTTCACTCCCGATGTAGCCAGAGCCAGACGGATCACGCCCACCAGACGTTCGGCGAACGCCCTGTTTTTTGACGCGGCGACCACCAGCCCATCAGGGGAATCCTGAAGGCGTCGTTCCTCATTTTCCTGGTACTTTTTGCGCTTTGGCATTAGAATTGACCTCGCAATTTACTCACGTTTGTTGCACCTGAGAGTCGCTTGTGTTCGCGCACAGCGGCTTTCGCCTTTTCAGAACAGGCCCGGCTGGGCGTTCCGTTTAACTTTTCGCTTCTCAAAGCGGTCAGCGGGTAACTGCTGCTTCTCCGCCCACAGCTTTGCGTGCCGTAAAACATCATCAAAAATCTTCCCCTTTCTGCTTGCCTGGCTCATGCGCTTGTACATGTCGATAGCCTGGAATGCCCCCCCCCTGAGCCACTCCCAGAGAGAAACCGAGCTTCAGCAGCTCTTCACGCACATGCTTTTCGATGAATTCGATATGGTTCATGGCTTAATCCCACCCCAGCGGCCCCGGCCTTGCCCGTTCGGCTTTCAGCCCGATATCGGCGAGCGTTTCGACTGAGGCCAGATATTCACGCGATACCAGCACTGCTTCCGGTGGCGCGGCCTGAATACCCAAGAAGGCCAGCTCTTTCGCCATAGTGCTGAAATGCCCCTCAGCTTTGCGCCTACTGGCAGTAGACTCGCTGATGCCCATATGCTCGGCGTATGACTTCTGGCCCACTGATGCAAGCCGGTTGAGCAGGACGCTTTCTATCTCAACCGGATTGATAACTGGCGGGTCTAACTTTCGTGCGATTGCGTTCTCCATTGGTGATAATTCCTCTATGAGTTGAGCTAACACAGTTAATTAGCGTGATTAGGGTGAGGGAATAAATCAGGAAGATCAGGGCGAATTTCGTAAGCCTGAACCTCCCCGTTAGTGGCTCTCTCGATGCGGATGGCATTGCTTGCTGAGGCTTTTTTCTTTCCATGTAGCCATGCCCAAACAGTGGGCTGACGAACACCACATGCCTCAGCTAACTTTTGCTGGCTGCCCACAATTCCGATTGCAGAGCTGATTGCTTTGTTAACCATAAATAACTCCAGGATTGGTTAGTGAGATGATAATAGCCAAAGCTATTCAAAGTGTAAATACCTTTAGCTATTTGACTATCAATAGCCGTGGCTATAATTTTATGAATATGAAAAAAGAGACTTTTGCGGATAGGCTCAATCGAGCCATGAAAGATGCAGGGCACAGTCAGGCTTCCCTCGGGGAGGCTGTGGGCATGTCTCAACCCAGCGTATGGAAATTAGCTACAGGTAGAACTCAACACACCAGAAAGTTATATGAGATTTCAAAAGCATTAGGGGTTCGCCCCGAATGGCTTGCCGATGGGGTTGAACCTATGCGCTACGATGGACAATTGCCCGCAGAACGTGAATCAAAATCCAACTCATCTAGCTATCGGCTGGAGGTTCTTGACGTTTCTGTTAGCGCGGGGCCTGGAGTGATTAATAATGAGTTCGTAGAGGTATTACGTTCGGTGGAATACTCGCCAGACGATGCCAAGAGAATGTTTAACGGCAGGAAAGCTGAACAGATACGAATAATCAATGTCAGCGGTGACAGTATGTCAGGGACAATCGAGCCGGGTGATCTACTGTTTGTTGATATCAGCATTCGCAGTTTTGATGGTGATGGTATTTACGCATTTCTCTATGACGAGACGGCGCATGTTAAGCGGCTCCAAAAAATGAAAGATAAGCTTATTGTCATTTCAGACAACAAGATTTACCCAGCTTGGGAACCAATAGAGCGCGATGAAATGAACCGCGTTTTTATCTTCGGTAAGGTGATTGGTAGCATGCCTCAGACCTATCGAAAGCATGGCTAACTGATCCCATTTGATAATCCGGCCAAACGGCCGGGTTTTAAATCCCCTTCCGTACTATTTCAGCCGCATCCCTGTTAACACCCTTTCCAATCACATTCCCTGTTTCTCGCCTCGTTCGTTCGAGTTGTTCGACAAGATTTTCTTTGTTGATAGGGACACCATAAGTAATCAAGTTCACCACAGCCAAACCAATAGCGCTCGAGATCATGCCTGCGCGTTCTTCATCGAATTCCATAACCCCTCCACTAGCTGATTTTTTAATCATATCACGCAAGTTATTTAAAATAAATTTCTTTAGTTATCAGCAAAGTAACTACCAAATGCAATAAATTATATCTTTAGCTATTTACAGTCAAAATACCCAAAGCTATTATTCACTCATCCAAACAACGCATTCAAACGCGAATGCCCGGGTAAAAGTTCTGGCAGCCGGGAAGACGGCAAGGGGATGAGAATGGAAAAGGCATACGAGGAATATTTCGAAAGTCTGGCTGAAGGTGAAGTAGCACTCAGCTTCGCAGAATTCGTGGAGGCTATTTCATGAAAGCTGCTAACCCAGTACCAAACAACGGTCGTGCAGTAGTCATGCGCAACAGTCGCACCGGCGCAGCATGGCAGGTTTCCTACGACTACCGCGACGGCACCTACTGGCACGAACCGCAGGGCAATCTGCGCCACATTCGCCGCCCTTATGCCTCACGCACCATCGAACCAAATCTTGTGCCTGCGGGGACTCACTGATGGGAGCCCTGTACGCATTAGTGCTGACCATCACTATGACGAACGGTGATTACCAGGATGCTGTTGTCGGTATTTTCGACAACCAGCAGCAATGTGAAGCAGCAGCGAGTGAGCAAATGGGCGTCACTAACTGCTATCCAGTCGAAGGCATCATCCACGCTGACGAAACGCCAGCGGGTTATGACGCGAAATTTTGATGGATAAGGGATGTGCAACTGCATGAATGAGGTCGGCGCTCAAATCGAAGCACGGCTTAAAGAGAAGGTTCCTGAGGGCGCTGAAGTGAGTGAAAGCATCCTTGATCGCGGTTGGGAAAATCAGGTTCTTTCTCTTTCTGATGGCGGCTCACACGTCACGCTGAAATACAAACTGGCGTACCGGGCCAAAAAGAAAAACGGCGAAATGGCTAAAAACCTGAACCGCCTGGAAACCAACGTGAAAATGAGTTTCTGCCCGTTCTGCGGCGAATCTCAGGGCTAACACCACCAGCAAAACCGAATTTAGCAAATGGTCGGCTTATACAGCGACGGGATTCTTACAACCTTTTTTTCAGGGGAACGGATATGCAGGCAACAACCAAACAGCAACAGGCGATGAACCTTATCGCGCTGCTGTGCCTGATGTACCACTTATCGCCAGCTGACCTTGAGGCCATCGCCCACCAGCTCGCGCACTTCGATGCTGTTTGTGATTACAGAACACAGGGGATTAACAATGCTGCGTGTCATTGATACCGAAACGACTGGGCTGGAAGGCGGCCCGGAAACCGTGGTGGAAATTGCCAGCGTCGATATCGTCGACGGGGTGATCTGCAACCCAATGAGCGACCTTGTAAAGCCTGGCGTGCCGATCGGTTTTGAGGCCATGGCAATTCACCATATCACCGAAGACATGGTGGAAGGCGCGCCGCTGCTCAGTGAAGTAATTGGCCGCTATATGGGTGCCGACGCCTACGTCGCCCACAACGCAAAGTTCGATAAAGCCAAGCTTCCTGCGATGAACGCTCCGTGGATCTGCACCGCCAAGCTGGCGCGTTCACTTCTGCCGGAGCACAAGAGCCACAGTAACCAGTACCTGCGTTACAGCCTCGGGCTGAAACCGGAAGTACCTGAAGGGCTTTACGCTCACCGCGCGCTGTATGACTGCTACGTCACCGCCGAATTGCTGCTCTATATGGGCCGCCTGGCGAAATGGACGATGGGCGAAATGCGCTCTATCTCCAACAACCCTTCCCTGCTTAATGCGCTCCGTTTCGGTAAGCACAAAGGCGTCGCGTTCTCCGAGCTGGCAAAGACAGAACCGGGTTACCTGCGCTGGCTCGTCGCCAACAGTGACGATGAAGACGTGCTGTTTACGGCTAACCATTGGCTGAACGGGGGTAAATGATGGGTACTCCAGTGCTGATCCTCGGTGATTCGGGCGCGGGCAAATCCTACAGCCTGCGCAACTTCAATCCGGACGATGTGATGCTGCTCCAGTGCATCCCCAAAATGCTGCCGTTCAAGTCTGCGGGCTGGAAACTTCACGGCAAGCTGCTGCCAGACGGAAGCAAACAGCGCGGTAACGTTCTGCGCTCGGATAACTGGGAAACGGTGCTGGACACCATCTATCGCATGGTGCAGTCGAAAACGCGCCGCGTCCTGATTATCGACGATTTCCAGGTGGTCATGCAGCACGAAAACATGAACCGCGCGTACCAGACCGGCTATGCCAAGTTCACCGAAATGGCAGATCACATCTGGCGAATCATCATGGCGGCCACCGAGCTGCCGGACGATTTCCGAGTCTATTTCCTGGCTCACACCGAAGAGACCGAAGGGAAAATCCGCATGAAGACCACCGGGAAGATGCTCAACGAAAAGCTGACGCCAGAGGGCTATTTCTCCATCGTGCTGCGCGCCATCAAGAAGGACGGCAAACACGTTTTTCTCATCAAAGGCGATGACAACGACACCGCCAAAGCGCCGCCCGATCTGTTCCCGGACCAGACGGAAATGGACAACGACCTCCACGCCGTAGACGTGGCTATCACCGAATTTATGACCGAATTGTAACTTTGAGGATTTAACGATGAACCAACCAATGACTTTTATGTGGAACAACGAAACGGCTGAGATGGCGAAGAAATCTGGCGCAACAGGTGGGATCAGCGAAACCGGCGCTTACGAGGGCGAAATCGTTTCTGCGGTGTACACCTTTGGGAAAGATGGCAGCCAGTCCCAGGCGCTCGAACTGAGCCTGGACTCGAACGGGGCAAAAGCAAATTACTTGCGCATTAACTTCCTCGGCAAAGACGGTCAGCAGACGTTCGGCATGGGGCTGGTATCATCGCTGATGTGGGTCGCACAGGTCAAACAGGCGCAACCACAGCAGGTACAGGGTCAAAACGGCATCGAATGGCACTGCCCGGCACTGGTTGGCAAGAAGGTGGGCCTGTTCCTCCAGAAGGTGCTGTACACCAAAAACGACGGTGGCGACGGCTACAAGTTCGAAGTGCGCCACGTTTTCCAGCCGGGAACGCGTAAGACCTACGCCGAGCACGCTGAAAATGCCCCAGCAGAAGCGATCGCTGCACTCGAACTGTCGATGAAGGATAAAGACGAACGTATGCACGGCGGCGCGCAGTTCTCTGGTCCGCGCAACGCCCAACATGGCGGTAACCCTTATGCAAATCAGACTGGCGGCGCACCACAATCGCGCTTGCAGCAGAACAGCGGTCTGCCACCGATAGACTTTGACGACGATATTCCGTTTGCGCCGATCGGTCTTCCGTTCCCTTCTCACTCTATCTATGCGCTATGACACACGCACATGACGAAATCAGGGTTGGCGCGGTGCGCCTTCCCTGGCTTAAAGAGAAAAACGGATGGTTGGTGCCGTGGGGTGAAGTCGTTACCAACCCACTGAAGGCGCAACGACTGGCTGAAGAACTTAACGAAAAGCAGGTAGCAGCATGAGATACGGATCTGTTTGCAGTGGGATTGAAGCCGCCAGCGTCGCATGGGAGTCGCTGGGATGGCAACCAGCATGGTTTGCTGAGATTGAAGCGTTTCCGTCCGCTGTGCTGGCACATCACTGGCCGGAAGTAACCAACCTCGGCGACATGACAAAAATCTCCGCTGCGGTGCGATCTGGTGATATTGAAGCTCCAGATGTGTTGGTGGGCGGTACACCGTGCCAGGCTTTTAGTATCGCTGGCCTGCGAAATGGTCTGGAAGACGAACGCGGGCAGTTAACCCTTTCTTACGTGGAATTATCGAATGCAATCGACGACAAACGCCGCGAGCGCGGAGAAGAAGAAGCGATCATCGTCTGGGAAAACGTCCCGGGCGTCCTCAGCAGCAAAGACAACGCCTTTGGTTGCTTTTTGGCAGGACTTGCCGGAGAAAGCAGCGAGTTGCAGCCAGCAGGGGGAAAATGGACGCACGCAGGTTGTGTGTATGGACCACAAAGGGTTATTGCCTGGCGCGTCCTTGATGCTCAATTTTTCGGAGTGGCCCAACGACGCCGCCGTGTGTTCGTTGTCGCAAGCTCTCGAAAAAACTTCGATCCCGCAGCGGTACTTTTTGAGCTCAACAGCGTGCGCCGGGATACTCCGCCGCGCCGAGAAACGCAACCGGAAATTGCCAGCTATGCTGGAAAACGCTCTGATGGCGGTAGTCACTGGGACAACCCAGCAAATCCACATCCAACCCTGAACCAGTCCAACAATATTGGTGGTATTGGCGCCAGCAATCAGGAAATTTTCAGCCAGCGAGGATCTGGACTTGTATCAGACGCTTATTCCGATATTTCCCGCACATTGTTGGCGAAAGAAAACGACAGCACCGCAGAAGATTTGGACACCTACGTTTTGGCGTATGGCGGAGGAAATACTGGCGGAAGTATCGACGTAGCAACCGCATGCACCGCCCACGGTGTGAGAATGGACTTTGACACAGAGACTTTCGCTGTCCATGGCACGCAAGATCCTGACACTAATCACGAGTTGGCTCATACGTTGGGACGTAATCATGGTCAGGAAAACGCCGTGTGTTATGGGTTTAAACCAGGTCAGGGCAGTAAAGCCGGTGGCATTGGTTGGGCTGAAGAACAATCCCCTACGCTGACTTCGGCACAATCAGGCACCAATCTGGCCCCAGCCATTGCTTTCGCGGAGAACAGTCGTGGTGAAATTCGTTTGCAGGGCGGCGACGGACAAATAGTAGGCCCTCTATCCACTGGCGGAGGTAAACCAGGACAAGGCTTCCCGGCAATAGCTTTCAGCTACAAAGACCATGGCGCTGATGCGACCGTGGATATGTCACCAACGCTGAGAGCCGGTAATCACGATACCAGCCATGCAAACAGCGGTCAGCCGCCCGCTATTTGCATCCAGCACGCGTCTATTGGTCGCCACGATGCTGCTGGCCCTCAAGGTAAAGGCTATCAGGAAGACGTGGCTTTTACGCAGGATTCGCGCGCATCTGCTGACGTCGTTCAGTTTGGCATGCAGGTTCGCCGCCTTACACCGGTTGAATGCGAGCGACTCCAGGGCTTTCCCGATAACCACACTCTAATTTCGTGGCGAGGAAAAGCCGCGACTGATTGCCCGGACGGACCGCGCTATAAGGCGATCGGCAATTCTATGGCTGTGCCAGTTATGCGCTGGATCGGTGAGCGTATCGCTGCGGCGCTCCAGATTGAAGAACCTACGCCGCGCAGCTGGCAGCGGCCCTTCCTTAAATGGGCTGGCGGCAAATATTCGCTTCTGCCGGAACTGGATCGCCTGATCCCCGCAGGGAAACGCCTTATTGAGCCTTTTGTGGGTGGCGGCTCGGTGTTCCTTAACTCAGACAAGCATGAACGCTTCCTTCTGGCTGACGTCAACGCTGACCTGATTAACCTGTATCAGATGCTGGCGGTGGTCCCCGATTCGGTGATCTATGAGGCAATGAAGGCTTTCAGGCATCTGAATGATGCCGAAAACTACACGGAAATTCGTGAAGCATTCAACGCGCAACGGCTGGATTCGGTCGAGCGCGCAGCAGCATTCCTTTACCTCAACCGGCACTGCTTCAACGGCCTGATCCGTTACAACCTGGACGGTTTTTTTAACGTCGGCTTTGGGAAATATAAAGCGCCATATTTCCCGGAAGAAGAGATCAAGGCATTTAAGCGGAAGGCTCACGCGTGCGTATTCATGAATGCAGGCTTCAGGCGCACGCTCGCGCTGGCAGGTGATAGTGACGTCGTTTACTGCGATCCGCCTTATGAACCGCTTCCCGGCACCGCTGGTTTCACTAACTACTCGGCTGGTGGGTTCTCATGGGATAGCCAGGTAGAGCTTGCGGAATGCTGTGTGGCAGCCCACCAGCGGGGGGCAAAAGTGGTAATCAGCAATTCTACCGCACCGCGCGTAATTGAACTTTACGAACAGCACGGCTTCACTCTGCACCGCGTCAGTGCTCGCCGGGCTATATCCAGCAAAGGCAGCACCCGCGAAACAGCGAGTGATGTCGTAGCCACTTTGGGAGTGAAGTGATGATGAGGCTGATTAATCGCAGTAAGCAATCTCCTATTGGTCGCCGCGCTTGCGATGCTGCGCTGGCAGCAGCACCACGCAAAATATGGCAATTACGGCAGGCAGAAGCACCAGACAAATTACACCGTTGAGGTGGATGGTATGAAGGTTACCGTCGAAGTCGTCAACCGGGCCACCAGCTATGTCGCCACAGCAATGATCGGCGTTCGTAAACTTCGAAACCTGCCAGCACAGGCACACTAAATAACAATGACGGCCCCGGCTGGGGCCACTGGAGAACATCGATGGAAGAAGAAGTATTTACCAGAGATGAGGCCGCCGCCTTCCTTAAAGTGGATAAAGGCACGATTGCCCAGTGGATAAAGTCCGGTCGCCTGGCTGCTACCCGAAAAAATCCACATAAGAAAAAAAGCCCATACCTGATCTGCAAAACAGACTGTATTGCGGCAGTGAAGAACCCGATCCACAATCAACCCGTGAATGCGGTTGATGTGCAGGAGGATAAAGCATGTCAATCAAACAACGTGCCGGTACGTGGCACTGCGACTTCGTTACGCCTGGTGGAAGTCGAATTAGACGGTCTCTTGGGACAACGGACAAAAGGCAAGCGCAGGAGCTCTATGATCAGCTGAAAGCTGAAGCATGGCGAGTTGATAAGATGGGGGAGTTTAAGCCGCGAACGTTCGATGAAGCGTGCGTTCGCTGGCTTAACGAAAAGCAGCACAAGAAAAGCCTGGATGATGACAAAAGCCGGATCGGATTCTGGAGGATGCACTTCAAAGGAATGGACCTGTCAGCAATCACGGAAGACAGGATCTTGTCTGCGGTGAGTTCGATGGTTAATCGCAAGCATCGAATGAACTGGGAGGCTAAGCGCGACAGCCTGCTCCGAAGAGGTAAGCCGGTTCCCGAATTTAAGGACAAACCAGCAGCGGCGGCCACCAAAGCGACGCATCTTGCTTTCATCCGGGCGCTGTTACGATGCGCGGCCAACGAATGGCGATGGATAGCCAAAGCGCCGAACATCAAATGCCCGGTGCCGAAAAATAAGCGTATTCGCTGGCTAACCAAAGAGGAAGCGGCGAACTTGATCCGGGAGCTTCCAGAGCATATGAAGCCAGTTGTTATTTTTGCACTGGCGACGGGGCTGCGCAGATCGAACATCACAGATCTGGAGTGGTCGCAAATTGATATGCAGAGAAAGGTCGCGTGGATTCACCCCGAGGACGCGAAAGCAGGAAGGGCGATTGGGGTCGCCCTGAACGAATCGGCCTGTAAGGTGCTGCGGGATCAGCTGGGGAAACATAACCGGTGGGTCTTTGTTCACACTGAATCATCCGTTCGCCCGGATGGAACGAGAACAAAGGCGGTGCGCAAAATGCGGTCTGATGCTAACACGGCATGGCGCGCAGCGTTAAGGCGGGCGGGAATAGAAAATTTCCGCTTCCATGACCTGCGGCACACCTGGGCGAGCTGGCTTGTACAGTCCGGCGTGCCACTCAGTGCGCTACAGGAAATGGGCGGGTGGGAAAGTATCGAGATGGTGCAGCGTTATGCACATCTGGCACCGAATCACCTGACGCAGCATGCCATGCAAATCGACTCATTCCTGGCGGGGAATGGCACAAATATGGCACAAGGCGCTTTTGCTGAACTGGTGAATATCGCGTGAACCAGCGTGGTTAGTGGTGCCGATAATAGGAGTCGAACCTACGACCTTCGCATTACGAATGCGCTGCTCTACCAACTGAGCTATATCGGCC